AGAAGTGGCAGAGTGGATAAACGCAACGGTCTTGAAAACCGTCAGTCAGTAACATGGCTCGTAGGTTCGAATCCTACCTTCTCCGCGCTGAGGGAGTATTCCCAAAGTATCATTTTAATTTAAATTAATAAAAATGAAAAAAATCAATTTTGTAAAAGCGTTTGTCATAGGTATAGTTACCTTTGTGGCAGTAAGTCTTGCTAGTATGGCAATGTACAATTATGGAACTATTGTTGAAAAAGATAGTCCAGAAGTTGAAAAAGTCATAATGGAAGTAGACAGTCTTCCTGCGACAAACGCAAGAGTCTCTGGCCTTCTTGAGGTAAAAGACTCTACTGGTAGTTACAAACCAGTACAAATGCTCTATTATGAGACGGATGAAGCTAAACGCGTAATCCAGTTGAATTTAGAGAAAAAGTGGTGGAAATACCACATCGTAGACTATGTTGTAAAATAATAGTCTTAACATAACAATTTGAGCGTGGGAGCGCACACCACCTGAGGGGTATAGGAGCTGTAATAAATCATTTACAGACCACCTTGGTAGTTTACAAGCGATAAGAACTGGATTGTTATAATTAATAGAAGGTAGCAACGGAGCTATGTGGTTCGAATCCGCAATCTTCTGCATAATTTAGACTCTTTGAAGCAATGATTATACGAAACAAAACAGTCGTTACTTACGACATAGAAGTTTTCCCTAACGTATTTCATTGTACGTGTAAAGACACAGAAACAGGTCAGCTATACTTTTTTGAGTTAAGTAATAGAAAGAATCAACTAAGAGAATTAGTTGATTTTTTTCATATTAATACTTATCTATTTTGTGGATATAACAACAAACACTTTGATGATGTAGTAATTAACTATATTATCGATATGATTAATGTAATAAAAACAAAATCTAGATTAAGAGTAGCAGAATCTATTTTCAATCTTTCACAAACAATAATTACATCTGAGGAAGACATCAGTCCCTTTAAGAAGTGGAAGTATATGTATAATTTTGCTTCCATGGATTTACTTACAATGCTATTTAGTTCAAAACTACGTATGGGCTTAAAAGAAATGCAAGTAACTATGCATTATCCAAACGTAAAAGAGTATGCTGGAAATTTTGATGATAATCTAGCAGACTCAGAAATCGACGAAATGATAGCATATAACATCAATGATGTTGATTCTACTACGGAATTATTAAACAGATTAAAATCTGACATAGAACTTCGTGAATATATACGACAAGAATATGGTATAGATGCTCTGTCTATGGATGGAGTTAAAATTGGAGAAACACTACTATTAAAGAAGTATTGTGAAGCTACAAATTTAGACCAATCGTATGTAAAAACATTACGAAGTCCTATGGATTATATCGAATTAAAAGATGTAATATTACCTATAGTACAATTTAAAAATCCGATTTTAAAAGACGTTCTTAGTGAGATGAAAGCCCAAATCGTCTATACTAAAGAACGCAAAGGCTATGAGAAGAAGTTTGTTCTCTCAAATGTGTGCTATTCTATTGGAGTTGGAGGAATACATTCCATCCACACTCCTAGAATCTTCACTCCTAATGCAGATGAATACATTGGACACAGCGATGTAGCATCAATGTATCCATCGTTCATTATACAATATGGATGGATACCACAGCATTTAGGTAAAGATTTTTGGCAGGTGTATAGCGGAATTTATAAAGAACGCATAGAAGCCAAACATATCAAACAGAAGTTGAAAGATAAAGTATTAAAGCTTTCTTTAAACGCTGTTACGGGAAAGATGCAACAAGAGACAAGTTGGATGTACGACCCACTATCAGTATTTAAAATACGCATTAACGGACAGCTAGTCTTATTAATGTTAGTGGAGCGTCTATTGGAGTTAGATTGTAAGATTGTACAAGTTAACACCGATGGAGTAGTGTATATTGCGAAAAAAGACAAAGCCAGTGCAATTGGGCAGAGTATTAGAGAAATAGAGCAATTAACACGCTTGTCATTTGAAACAGATAGATATGAAGCGTTTTATCAATACGCAATCAATGATTATTTCGGGATTATTGATGGATTCTCTCAATCTAGAGATGAAAAATTGATAGAGAAAAAAGGAATGTTTATCACTAACACCAACCTTGGAAAAGGGTTAGCTCCAACCGTAATACCTAAGGCCGTGATAAACTATTTTGTAAACAAAGAACCAGTGTCAGAATTTATTAAGAAAGATAAAAACATCTGTGACTTTCTCATGGCACAAAAATGCGACAGAAAGTTTAAAGTTGTACATGGGGAAAAGCCTGTACAACGTATTAATAGATTTTACGCATCAACGAATGATTATTCGTTATTTAAAATTTCACCAGAAGGAAAAGAGATTAACATGCTCACAAAATCTGGTGTAACAATCTTGAACCAATTAGACGATAAACCTATTGGTGAAAGACATCTAAACTATCTATATTATATTAGCGAAGCAAAAAAAATTATTCATGCTTTCGAATGTAGGCAGTTAGATTTATTTAATGATTAACTCGTTAACCTTAGAGTATAAGAGAATGATTATTGAAATTAACACAAACCTTCTGGATATTCCAGAAAAAATCAATTTAAATCAATTACTTTTCTTAAGTATGGTATTGGATAAGAATCAAAAAGCCAATAATCAAGACGTCCGCCGAATTGTCAGCCATATCGACGATGACGAAATATCATACTTAATTCAACAAGGACTGCTCACTTCGATAGAGAGAAGTGGGTCAATTACATACAAAGAAACAGATAAGCTATTAAATTATATAAAACCAAGTAAAGCTTATTTTGATTTGTTCTTTGAGATGTACCCAGTTTATGTAGATAGACCTGATGGAACTAAAAGTTACTTACGAACTAATATACATAAATGCAGACATTTTTATAATACTTATGTTGGTAACAGCCAAACTATGGCAGAACATATCAACAAGTGTCTTGAAAAAGAGTTAGCTAAAAAAGCTCAACAAGGCAAATTAGGGTATATGAAAACTATGTGGAGATGGTTAATTGACCATCAGTGGGAAGAAATTGAAGAAGAGATGCGCCACGAAGAAACAACCCAGACACAATCCTATGGAACAGAACTTATCTAAACTCATTAGACCGATGTCTAGTGTAGCACAAGAAGCTATTAATTATATTGAAGGTAGAAGAACTCACGATATAGCTTCATTAAAAACAAGATGGGGAAAGTTCAATAAACAATGTATGGGTGGAATAGAACCAAATACGGTTTATACTATCGCAGGTATATCTGGAAGCGGTAAATCAAGTATTACAAACTTGATGCAAACAGATGTAATTGATTTAAATGAGGATAAAGATATTATAATACTTAATTTCTCATTAGAGATGGTTGGATTTAGGCAAGTTGGAAGGACGTTATCTAATAAACTTAGAAAAACGACTTCGACTTTGTATAGTTCTGAAAAGGACCTAGACGACAAAACTTTCAGTGAAGTCGTTAAAGTTTCCAATCAGCTAAAGAAGTATCCGATATATTTTATAGATGTACCAGTTACTCCAATGCAAGTAGGTGATATAATAAAAGAGTTCTATGAATCGTATGTAAAAGATACGAACAAACACTTTATTATCTTTTATGACCACACTTTATTAACAAAACAAAGTGGTTCAATTATAGAGACAATTAGTGAACTCGAAAGAGTATTTATTCAAGCTAAAAAATACCCCCTCACTTCGGTTATACAAATAGCACAAATGAATAGAAATATAGAATCTCCAGAGAGAATTAATAATTCACTCAATCATTATCCTATGAGAAGTGACATTTCCTCATCAGATGCAGTATTTCAAGCAAGTGATTACGTATTCGTAATCCATAGACCAGAGATATTGAACATACAAGAATACGGTCCAAACGCTTTACCTACTTATAATAAAGTATACATGCATTTGTTAAAAAATAGAGACGCAGGTAAACCATGTATACTAGAATTTGAAAACGACCTAGCGTTCAATAATCTGATAGAGAGTTAATACTGCATCGAGTATTAATATTTTAAAATTAGGCTGACATATATGAAACAATATAACTTTAAATTTACTTCTACCAACAATAATAGTAAAAACTTCAATAAAAAGTCAAATGAACCTACAAACTACTCTAAGATTCTTGATGATATTATACTTAATAATGTAATTAAATCGAACGAATATCTTACACAAACTGTTGCAGAAAAAGCAGTAGATGAGGTTCTAAACAAAAAACAAACAAGCAATATGTTTGATACTTATATTGAGTATTTGCTTAAAATTATGGATCTTGGCAATAATTCTCCATATAAGTTTGGGAAGAAGTATACAACAGTAAATGGTACTAGTATTGTATTCTATCGTGATGAAATTCAGATTGGCACTGACGTTTACACATACGAAGAATTTGAAGAATTTCTACATACAAAACCCATTGAACAACCAAAGAATAAAATTATTATTGATATTTTCGCTCCTGGTAAAAACATTTCAATTAACATTAAGAAATAATATACATGTTAGTATTACCTACAACTAAAATTCCAGCTAAGTCTACAAACCCAAAATATTTAATTATATACGGATTACCTAAATGCGGAAAATCCTCTGCAGTAGCACAACTGGAAAATAATTTGATTATAGACCTAGAAGGCGGAACCACATTTATTGATGCGATGTCAATACAGTGTAGAACCATAAACGAATTAGGCGAAGCGGCACAAGCAATTCGCGCTAAGAATGAAGAAGTAGGAAAAAACTTTTACAAACATATAACCATTGACAATGCTACGCGTTTAGAAGATATTTGTCTATCGTTCGCAGCACAGCTCTACAAAAAAACTGAACTCGGGAAGAACTGGAAAGGAGATGATGTTACAACGTTACCTCGCGGTGCTGGATATAAGTATCTACGAGACGCAGTCAAAAAGGTTATAGACATGTTTAAAGACTTATGTGATGAATTTATTCTCATAGGACATGTCAAAGATAGCATTATCGAGAAAGATGGCGAAGAAGTGACCGCTAAGGAGATAGACCTTGTCGGCAAACTTGGTAAAATTATATGTGGATTATCTGATGCCGTGTGTTATTGTTATCGCAAAGGAAACGAAACACACCTTTCATTTAAAGGAGGTACAGATGAAACTATAATGGAAGCAAGAGCTAAGCATATTGCTGGTAAAGATATAGTAATCGCCACTGGAAACGAAGACGGTTCTATCACTACGTATTGGGATAGAATCTATAAAGATTAAAAACAAATTTAGAACTTATAAGTCAACAATTATGTACAATACGAAAACAGCCGTAACACAAGAGCAAGAATTTACTTCTGCTTATATGCCCGCAGGTATTAACGAAAATGTAACTTTGAAAGAAGTGAACGTACGTAAATCACCAACGGATAAAGATTTTTTAGAGTTTATCTTCGAAGATGCTGACGGAAAAACTGCCAGCATGACAGAATGGAAAAACGAAAAGAACATGTGGATTAAAACCGACGAAGACCTACAGCGTCGTGACGATTTGCAGTTCGGTCGTATTATGCAGGTTATAAACTGCTACTATCCTGCAATTGAAGGTTCTTTTAGTACCTTTAAGGAGATGATTGATTGGGTTAAGAAACAACTAGACCCGATGATTAATACAAAGAAAGCTTTGCGTCTAAAAGTAGTTTACGATAAGCGTAACTATACGCAAGTATCATCTAATGGTATATTTGTAGAACCAATGACGGTCGAAGACTCTAAGATTAAGAAGTTCGCTCGTGACACTTTTGAGCGACAAATTATAGCTGACGAAGAGTCAAAGCAAACGGCAGCAGCTGATAATGACCTGCCTTTCTAAAAATTATCCAGTTAGGGTTCTGTAAAAACCCAAACGACATGAATGTGGAACTACGATTAGTGTGAATTAGTGTATGAATTAGAAGTTTGTTGTATCGTAGTGAGGGGTTCGATTCCCCTCCATGTCACTGACCAAATCAACTTTTATATGAAATTTAAAATTAAAACTATCGATTATGGAAATGGAGAAGTTCGTTATATTATATTGAAGAAAAACTGGTTAGGGTTTTATACCAAACTATATTATCGAATAGATGGATATAATATATTCAGCTGGAACGATGTATGCATGAATAATTTTAGCAAAAAGATATTATATTTAACATATAGTAGATTTGGAGAATGCATCAATATCAAACATAAATTCAGTTATAGTTTATTAAATTATTTTACGAATTTAGAAGCAGCAAAATATTTTATCGATTTAGCAATACAATATGGCAAAAAACGTAAAAAAATAACATATGAAAAATATCCGTAATTTTCAGGTAATAGCTTCGGAAGCCTCTTCATAAAAGGAGAGTATTGGTTCGACTCCAATATTACCACGACATGGTCTCTTACGCTTCTCATTAGAACAGCGCACCCGAAGAGACCTTCGAGAAGGCCATTCTTTTGCATTCTAAGCGCCCAATAACTCTTTTGCTTAAGTTTCTTCATATTCTAATATTAAGTGGCTTAGAACAAAAAAGAATGGCTAATTTGAGTAATAATATAGGAACAAGGAAGGTTCAAATCCTTCATTACTCACACTAACTAAGAACTTATAAGTCAATGTATAGTACAAAAACCGCAATAACCATGAGTTTACGGGATTTGTTGTCTATGTTAGATGACGAAAGCATTTATACTTATTATTTAGGTTCTATAAAGATAAATAAACTAACTAATTCCCCATTGCGTGACGGAGATAAAAATCCATCATTTGCAATATTTAGAGGAAAAGAAGGAGGTTTGTTTTTTAAAGACCATGGAACTGGCGAAGGAGGTAATCCTTTAAAATTCGTTAAGTTAATGGCTAAAATAGATACACGAGAAGAACTAGAAAAAGAACTTCTACGTATTGTCAAAAAGACTAATCCAAATATGGTTGTTAAAAATCATACATATTCTGCAGTAGAACATACAGTAGATATAGGAATAGTCAGACAACCATTTACGGAAGTAGACAAGAGATTTTGGAAGCAATTTCATATATCTCTTGATACTTTACGTAAATACCAAGTTTTTAGCATTAAATACTTTCTTTGTAATAGAATCGTCAAAGGAATTTACAAAGAAGACAATCCTATGTATGCATATAAAGTGTTAGATAAATTTAAGATTTATCGACCACTGGCGTCGAAGTATACTAAATGGCGTTCAAATCTGACAAATTCATATGTTCAAGGATTATCTGAAATACCTATAAATGGAGGTAATCTATTAATAATCACAAAATCATTGAAAGATGTAATGTGTTGTTATGAGATGGGGTTTAATGCAATAGCGGCTTCAAGTGAAACTTCTTTTATACCTGAAAATATATTAGAAGACCTAAAAATTAAGTGGAAACACATACTAATATTATATGATAGAGATAAAACAGGTATGTTGAAGTCTCGTAAATATAGTAAACAGTACGGATTTCCAGCTTTCTTTATAAACAAGCATTTTAAAGCAAAGGATTTATCAGATGCAATAAAGATAAACGGATTTGACCAAATAAACGAATGGTTACACAAAACATTAAAAAAATATGATTGATATAGTTATTTGTCTATTGTTTACGAGTTTAATAGTATTGTATTTTTTATATAAAAAGTATAATATGACTAAAACAATTAATGGAAAACACGTAAACGTTGTAATAGACGAAAGTAAAAACGATTCTTTTATTTATATTGTACATAAATCAGAAAACAGTCTTACAAAACTGTGGTTTGATAAAAATGGAATACAATTTATAAAATATGAATCGAGGAAGAGTTAAAAATGCGACAAAGGTCGATAAGTATGGTCTACATTTTCGTAGTAAACTCGAATGCTATACTTATGAAGCTTTTATAAAAGCAGGAATACCTGTTAAATATGAGCCAAAGCATTTTGAACTGTTGCCTAAGTTTGAATACATTGGTGAAAAAATTCGAGCTATTACATATCTGCCAGATTTTATCGGGAAAGGATTTGTAGTAGAATGTAAAGGATTAATTGGGGACAGTTTTCCTTTACGTTATAAACTTTTTAAGTACTACTTGAAGAGACACAACAGTAAGATGAAGTGTTATTTAGTGAGAAATCACAAACAAGTAGACGAAATGATTCAAGAATTATTAAATCAGAAATCATGCAACAGCACAATTTCATAAAGAACGGAAACGAAGTTCAATTTAAACAAAACAAACCAGGTGAAGAGTATTCATTAGAAAATGGAAAAGTCTATAAAATAAATTTCAATGTTTACGGTGAAGTATATTTGGATATAATGCCAAATTTAATAATGCCGAAAAAATTATATATCTCAGAACAAAAAAATAAATTTGTTCAAAAGATATTAAACCAATATAAAACTCAAGACAGTGGAGTTTTGGGAGTAATGTTGTCTGGATTAAAAGGATCTGGTAAAACGGTTACAGCAAAACAAATAGCAATGGAATCGAATCTCCCAATTATACTCATAGACAAATATATGCATACAAGATACTTTAAAGATGCAGTACGATTATTAGCAAATATACATGTATGTATTATATTTGACGAAATAGATAAAATGAGAGGCATTGCTAATATGGAAAACATGCTTTCAATTATGGATGGAACAGATACATTTGGAAAAATATTGTTTATTCTTACATGTAATAATGAAAGGAACATAGACGAAAATATGAAAGACAGATGTTCTCGCATTCGTTATTGGAAAAAATTCGAAGAAACTCCAAAAGAGGTAACTGAAGAAATAATTAAAGATAGACTTGATAATAAAGAATTGATTGAAACGGTCAAAAACTTTATTGAGAAAAACTTCAATAATTCTATTTTCGATAACATTTGTGCGTTTATCGACGAAATTAACTTGAATCCAAATAGTTCACTTGAAGAATTATTTGAAGATATGAATATTAGTTCTAAAGAATAATGGAAATACTCGTACCGTATTACTCAGACAATACAAGAATTTCCAATAGCAACATAGGCTGGTTCTTACACAAAGGGCCAGCCTTTTTGCATTCTATGTTGAATGGTGAAGCTAGTGGAGAAAATACACCTCAACTAGCACTTGGTAGCATGATACATGAGTATCTATTACAGCCAGAAGAGTTCCACAAACACTACTTGGTGTGGGACAAAAGTAGACCTTCATCTGCACAACAGGAGAAGTTCTGTCAGGCACTAGTGGCTACCACTGAAATAGAGCCAAATAAAGTCGTTCTAAGCGCTTATAAAGAAGCGTATAGTACAACAGGAAGGTCAGATGAAAAGATGCTCTCAGAGGGGCTTAAAATAGCCTCTACGTTGAAGGATTATATAGACTTCCTTAAACAAAAAGATGAGCGTATCTTAATCTCACCTTACCAAGCTTCACAGCTAATGAAAATTAGCGAAAACATATATAAACATAAAAAAGCAAAAACGCTTCTCCGTACCCCAACAGAGGTCAGAAAAGCGCATGGCGAAGAAGGAGAATTACAATCAGTATTATATCATGAGTTCCACATAAACTGGGAGTTCATGGATGTGAACTGTAAATCTTTACTTGACAGTTTATACTTTGATTTTGAAAATAAGAAGTGTATTCTGATGGATTTAAAGACTACAGCAAAGATTAATAAGTTTGAGGAAAGTATGAAAGAGTACGACTACCTTAGACAATTATGTTTTTATACAGAAGCCATTAAATGGTACTTAAAGAACGAACTTAATGAAGAACCAGATAGTTGGGACTTCGAATGGTTTATAATCGCCATTGACACAATAAAAGACAATAGTATACGTGTATTTGGTTTTACCAAAGACCAAGTATATAGTAGACTAGACACTATAAAACAAGCACTAAAAGATATAAAGTGGCATCAAGATAATAATCTCTGGACATACAGAAAAGAATATTATGAAGGTGATGGTACTGAACAATTAAATTTATAATCAGAATCTATGAATCAGAATTATATGACACAAGAAGAAGTTTTAAACAATAGTTTAGTTAACGCTGTAATTGAAGCAGAAGACGATAATGTAGAAGCGGTTATGATGTTAACTGAACTTGCTGACAATGACGTCATTGACGAAGAATTATTGACAGAAGAAGGAATTGCTCAACAGAGTGATTTATTTAAAACTCTTTTAAACAAAAAATAAGTGGATATAAAAGATAAAATTATATGCTCTTATATATCTGAATTTAGTGAGCTTTTTAAAAAGAAGTGTTTGTATTACAAACTAACAGCTTTGCAGAATAAAACTGAAATAACGTTTTATTTTAATATTCAATCTTTACTACAATTAGATAATATTCGTAGTGAAATAAAGAAAAATGAATTATTTATATCGGAAAGTGTTAAAAATGGATGTTTATGTTTTACATTTAAGGTAAAAGATAAATATACATATACATTACGATATTTAGTAAAGTTGTTATCGCTAGATTTAAGATTAAAACGAATTTGTTAGTTAGTGTATATGAAGAAGCCCCGAACCGCTCGTGATGAGTAGTCGGGGCTTTATTTTTATCTAAACATTTGTAATAAATATGGATCGTCTTCGTCAACTTTACTAGTATTCATAATTTGATTTTCTAAATATGAACGCTTAGCTTTAGAGTTTTTAACTTGTTCGTACAAGTTGTGTGCTGGAAGTAGTTTAAACATAGCTCTGTTTGTTTTACTCCAACCTTTATATGCTCCTCTAGTTACTAAATCTTCATCTTCTTCATCATTAAATAAATCTTTATAGTTTTGTGACGGATCAAATAGAAACTCTCCACGCGGAGATATTATATTAATAGTTGTTTTTGTAGCTTGTTGTGCTAAATCAGTAATTTTATCTGTAAGCGATGTACTTGCTGTTGGAGATTTAATAGCACTCATAAGTTCACTACTTCTATATGGGGTATATGACTCCCACTAAAAAGCTCTTGCAATATAAGCAATCATTTGTTTCCACCACCCTTCGTCGTCATCATCGGCCCATTTACATATAAGATTTACCACTGGGGTAATTAATAGATTATAAATTGCCAATTCTAATATTACTTGTTTGATGTTCTTTTTATTTGAACGAGATAATAAATATTGTTGTTCCGTATCTCCTTTGCCTAAATGTTCCTTATATAACTACTTAAGTGTCTTTTTATCTAGTTGGCCTGATTTCTAGTATTTTCTAGCACTGTTACGTATAAATAATGCAGTAACAACTCCGATTACAGAACCAAGAGGACCTCCAAATGCACCTCCTAATACTGCACCACCAGCCATACCAGCATATATGTTATTCTACATCAAATCTCTTACTATTTTAAACATAGTACGGAATTGACCATTTTTATACATCTATGTATCATAATCATACACACGTTCACCAAAACGTTCTTGTATTGACATAGGTAGGTATTGCCGATGAATTAAAGCAAACGCCCCAATCCAAGTCTAAGAAATAGCTGCACGTTGAGTTTCAGTAGGCATACCGTCAGCAGCTTCTGCAAATTTTTGAGCTCTTACCTTAATTATAAATTCGGCAGCTTTGTAAGCATTTTTATACTTTTCTTCAACTTCTAATTTACCGTCTTTTACAGTAAATATAGAATATAAATTTTTTCCGCGCTTCCACCTATCTAAAAGTTCTTTGTATTTTTTTTCACCTAAACGAAAACGCCTATTATGAATATCTTCTTGTGTTATAAACTGCCCGTCTACAAACCTATAAGACATTACTGTAGCAACTGCAATTTGTGCCTTTGAATAATAGTCCTATGCGGTAAGAAACCCGAAAGCTTTATTTTCATTAATTGCATTTAATAACCTTGAACGGTTTGATAATCTATATTTTTTCTCAAACATGTCCATCATATCTAAATGCTCTAACAACAATTGTAATTTATCATTACTGTTCCTACTTTCTATATATCCAATTCCTCCGCCATTTTTCAATACACGTAGTGTAACTTCTATAAAAGCGGCCATACCTTCTCGTATGGTATATTTCTAACCTACAAGTTGATTTATAAAATGCGCATACTGTGAAGTTAAAAACCCAGTAATTGCCACTTTTGGATTAAGACCAAGGTTAATTACCGTAGTTGTATTTTTCACACCAGCAGCAGCTTTACTAAGTACATTTGATGTTTTCTTTCTATCATACATAAACATCTCCATGAATTTCTGCGCTTCTTGAAATGTTCTAGAATTTTTTTGTACTGTTTTATTGCTAAATTGACCACCAGTCTTAAATTGCTATTTTTCTAAGAAGTCAACGAGTGCCTCACATGTATCTCTAATTTCAAGTCTTTGATTATACCTACAAGACATTTTAACATATCTCTACAACATACCAAGTAAATCTGCAGAAATAAATGAAGGATTTTCTAGCTACCTTGTATAATATTGTGGTAGAATACTGAATTGTCTACCATCAGGATATTTACCAATGGCTGAAATCTAAGGATTTGTAACATTACCTTCTGAATCTACATCATCTGCTGCTTCACCAGAACCTAAATTTAGATAGTCTTGAGGTGCAATATTAACGCCAACGGATTCTTTTATATATTCTTTTGTTATTTCTAACTTCTACCCAATAGGTTGACGTTTAACACGTCTATAAAGTGTGCCAGTCTCCTGTGGCATCAAATACTTATCTGTATATTGTCGATTTGTCTGTTTTGCATTAGAAAATTCCATCACCTCCAAACATGCTTCATATAGAGCGTTTAGTCGTGGATTGTTCTTTATTTTATTGTATTGTTTAGAATTATCGTATATTTCGCGTTTTGGTAATTCTGTCCTACCAGTACCGTCTTCGTGAAAGTTTTTATTCAATAGAGCGTTATCTTCTGTTTTCTCAATCCAATATTGATTTGGTTGATATTCCATATATTTTTCCTTATCTATAGCTTGAGCTTTCTATAACCATCTATATGGAGAAAATTCTTCCAACAACGTTTGATAGTTTATATTAATATTACCATAACCATACAACATAGCTTGATATAAGTTATAATCATTGTCTGCAGCTTCCCACAATCTTGACTATAAAGCTTTATAATAGTCTGTATCTACAAATTCTATAAATTTAAAAAATATTTCTTTATGTTTATCGCTTAAACTTTGTAAGGAACGATTTTTTAATACTTCTTTTCTGCGAATTTGATACATTTCTTCATATATCTAATTCAACAGATTTTTAACCGACTCTGGCATTAGTTCATCATTAACTTCACCATTTGGTGATTTAAACGGCTTTAATAGCTAATTAGCTTTCTCTTTTAAATTATTGTATTCTTCACCATAATCAATGCTCTAAGCATGCATGATGCGTTCTATTTCTTTAAATACAATAGCATCGCCGTTTTCATCTTTCTTAAACACTAACTATGAATTACGAGAGTTCCATTTATTAAATGTAGTTTCGTCAAAATTATTTTTTTCACCTCGTTGCCATTTCTTAAATTCATCTTTCCCACCACATTGTTCAACAACTGCATCAAATGCTGCCTGCCAGTCTTTTGTGTTTTTTGTGACGGATTTCTTAGGGTCTTGACCGTGTTTTTTTCGAATATCGTCCAATTCTGCACGTAACTGTTGAAGTTGTTTTGCTATTTCGTATTCTATAGTACCTTCCATCTTTTTATTCCCGAAGAAATCATAATCAGAGTAAAGCAACTATTTGTTTCTCCTTAATTTTTCTAACTATTCAAAGTCTTCGTCAGATAATTTGTCTAGATGTACATTACCATTTTCGTCCTTTATTCCAGGCTTATTTAATATTGCATTTATAGCCTCGTTGTGTGACGACAATGCTTCTTTCGTAAAATAATCAATCTTTGCCCACGCGTCATAATATTCATCTATAAATTTT